CTTGAATATACTCTGATCCTGTATCTTGGACTCCATAAGTATTAGGAGCTGTAATTTGAGGTGGAGTAGAATATGGTGATAGTTCATTAGGATTGTAGGTAAATCCATTATTTGTAGTATTTGGTAGAGTATATTGTTGAGCTAATTGATTAGAGTAAGTACCAAATTCATTGGTGTCAAACTGATTTGTTGTTGGTGGTTGCAGTGTTATTGGTTGTGGAGTATACCCTATATTACTAGGCGCTGTAAAATTTCCTCCTATTTGCATAGAAGCCATACCTGTTGCAGTAGTGCCTTGACGGTTTTGATATTGTTGGTAAGCAGGGGAAGTTTGGTAAGTTTTCCATTGACTATAAGGTATTCTTTGATAATCTTTACCTTCTACTGCTGGCGCTTTACCTAAGAAATTCTCTGCTCTGTCTGTGTACCAAATTTTTCTGTCTGTAAATAAACCGTCCGAGGTCACGTCTTTTACAGGGATTGTAGTAAAATCAATTTGTGCTTGTTGTACAGGTGCTGGGGGAGTTGTTTGTTGAGAAAAATATTCCATAGCAAATTGAGGAGTAAATTCTACTGATGAGTTTTGATTAATTTTTGATATATCTGAGGCAGATATATTTTTGTTTCCTGTTTTTTGGTAATTATATTGAGAACCCCCAGTTTGGTATCTACTCAATTTATTTTTTCTTTTCATCTTAATCTATATATAATTTAAAATTTCTACATTGTTTTTGTTTCCCTCTAAGTAATCTATAGAGGCTTTCTGGTAAAATTTCATATATTTTACAAAAGTAATTAACATTTTCGATATGATGAACATTACCACAATTGTCCACCACTTTATAATTTTTAGACCTTGGATCATTTTTAAATAAGTATTCTATACCTTTCCAATCTTTTTCATTACAAACCCACCATTTTTTCAAAGCTAGTTTTGCTTTTCCTTTTATAATGTCTGTTAAAAGATTATTTCCTTTAGGTTTCGAAAGTTCTGGTGCATTTTCTCTACACCAATTATTAATATCATAAGTTTGATAAACATCCTCAGTTTCTAAATTAACTATTATAAAAGATTTACTGCTAAAATTTGAAGCCTTTTGAAACCCTTTAACATATTTATATTTACCTAACATTAACCCTGAAATTCCATAATTAGTTATACCTAATTTTCTACAAAGTTCACTTATATTTTTACCCGTATATCTTACTCCTTCATTATTTATTATGTCAAAATTAGCCCCAGCATTAGGATTCAAAGGGTTTTTACCTCCTGTGCATGCGTTATAAGTATTTTTTTGATTTATGTATTCGTAAGTAACAACTTTTTCCTCTTCTTCTAACAATTCATCATATGAATTGCAGAATTTAATTATTTCTCTTTTAAAATTGTTATAGCCGTGTTTGACTACAGCTCTTCGGAAGGGAGTATTTGTTTTATACTCTGCATTTTTTTGACTGTAAATACCATTTCCAATATATCCATCATCTAAGGTATTTGTTTTATGTATACCTATATATTCTTTTCCATTTACTATGTTAGTGGTTTTGTATAATATGTAGAAAATTTCTATATCTTCTTTAACTCTCTTCATTATGAAAATCTTTTATTTTTATTTCTTTTTGTAGGGTATTCAGTGACTTTATTCGTATTTTCGAAAATATAATTCTTTCCAGGAATCATTAACTTACTTTCTCCTGTTTCATTTGATACGCCAATGAGGGGTTGATTTACATTTTGCATTGAAATATTATTTGAATTTATTTCTACAACTTTACCCCAATTATCTGGATTCCAATATCCTTGATCATCTTGAATAATTCCTCCATTTTGTCCATAAATTAAATTATTATCTTCATTTTGCGCTACATTATTCATTAAATATATAATAGCTTCATCTGAATAAACACTTTGTAATCTGTCTTTAGTGGCAGATTTTTTAGTTCTTTTAAACATTTCGGGAGTAAAATCTTGCTTTCCTGCATCATAAACACCTTCTCTTTTTAATAGGTATCTGAATGCATCTAAATCTGCTTTGTTTTCTCCTGGAATTAAATCATGTTCAGGAATATTTTTATCTTTTTTATGATAATTAGTAAGTCTTCTTATATCTGTTTTATTAAATCTGTCTTCTGGAAATAAACTAGTGGTGGCATGTGATCTCTCGTGAGTCTCTATTTCCTCAGATGTTGGTTGGGTTGCATTTGGATAAACATCTCTATGAGTATCAATATTATATTTAGAATCTAATTGTATTTTTTTCGTCCACGGACTGTAGTAACTGCCTCTTTCACCTTCTTCTTGTTTTTTACCTAATAATGACTGTATTAAATTTGGTGATGATGGAGCTTTATATGGAAAAACTTCAGGGTTTGTTCCTGCTAATCTTCTTTTTATTTCCCCATCAACATCTTCATATCCGCTGTTTTTTAACCGTTCTCTGTATTTAGGTGAGTTAAGGTATTCTAGAGTGAATTGCTTTGGTGTTATTGGATTAGCATTATTCATAGGAAGATCATAAATACCTCCTCTTTGAAAATATTGCTCTTGATTATAAATGTCTTCTTGTTGTACTTGGTTAGGATCTACATACTGTACTTGTGAAGCTACTAATAAATCTTGTATAAATCTTTGCTGATTAATTTGTTGCTGTTGTTTACTATTCAATTCTTCTTTTGCCTTTTGTACAGCTTCTGTTTCATTTTCTGGCGCTAAGGTAGGTATATTAATTGGTTCTACAAAACTACTTACTTCTGGTGTGTATGTAATAGGTACTTCGTTAGTAGGTGGTGTATAACTATCTATAACTCTTTGTGCTGTTCCTTTTAAAAACTGTTGTTGGTCTGAGTCTGTTAGTGGTACTCCAGAATATTTCTCATATACACTAAAAACAGCTTTTTGTCTGTCTTTATTTTGATGGAATTTTTTGGCGGGAATTTCATACTTATCAGAAATTAATGCCCCTGTATTATATATTCCTTGTGTGTTTCTTAATCTATCACCTACTTTTTTATGAGTATTATTTAACTCCCAATTCACAAAATCAAGTTGATTATCTAGGTCTTTCCAATTTGATCCGTACATTTGTCTTAGATTATCAAGCCTTTTACCGCGAAACTGTGCAATTCCAAAACTTGATCCTCCTTTATATCCTATATCTCCTTCAGCACTTGTATTAAATCCACTTTCATACTTTAAATTTCCCACAATACCCGCAGCTTGATCGGGTGTCCACCCATAACTTAGCATTTTTTTATAGGCGTACTCTTCTTTATTTTGCTGTTTTATTTTATCCTTTATTAGCGCCATATTATAATTCTAGATTTACTTTTGAACTCAAAAGATTAATTGCATATCTTAGTCTGCTTTCTATTGACTGCTCTAATCTCACTGTAAAAACATTAGACCTCATTAATTCGAGAACATTCTTACCGCTAAATTTTACGATATCTGTATTGATTGTTTTATTTATTTGGTTTTTATCCCAGAGCCAAGTAGGTGAATTACTCTTGTGAGAGAGCATTCTATTATAGAAATAATTTGTTGTGTATTCATTATGTACTTTAGTTGTTAGTACCTCCTGATACGAACCATCTTTGGCTGTTATAGGATACTTAGAAATCAGTGAAAGTTGGCCTGTATTTGGTACAAGTCTTAATTCTCCTGAATTAGTAAATGGTGAATAAATCCACATCTTGTTAAAAGGCTTATCATCTATTTGAGCTGAGTCAAATTCATTATGGTAGCGCATTACTTCCATTTCAAAACCAACTGTTTTTAACAGTATTTCTCCATATTCTCGTTTCAACATATATTCGACTAAGAAAGGATACTTTTTACCGTAGAATACTTGATAACTCCTATTAGTTAGTAAGTGTGACCATAATCCTAATTCTGTTGAGTCGGAGCTTTGATTTATTCCTGTTTGGAAATAATTTTGGTGCGGAATGTAATAATTTGGAGTGTAACTGTAAAATCCTATCCATTTTTGCTCTATAGGGGAAAATGCAATTGTCCAGCTAACATCTTCAAAGTAGTTAGGGTTTGTCACTGAAACAGGTGTTTTTACTTTTTCAATTGTTGGTTCAACACTCTCAGTGCAAGAACATTGCACGTTTCCATTTGGGAGTATTATTGTTGTGCAATCATCTGGACAAACAATATCTTCTATAGTGACAACGCAATTACATACAACTTGGTCACCAATTGTCTGTTGAGTGCATGTTTCATTAGGGCAATTACAAGCCATATTTTAATTTTTTAAGGTATTATAGTCCATCCTTTAGCTAAAAGTAAAGTCTCTGTATTTGTTCCTACAATACCTAATGCAGGAATATTACTCGTAGTTATAAATGTTCCGTTATCAGGTGCTAAAGCTATCCAAGAAGTTTCAGTATTCCAAGATGAAACCGTTATTTTATTATTTGGTAACTCTATTAGAATTATACTGCTCGGTAATGCCAATGTTGGATTGAATACTGTTATGTCATTGGAATTGAGATACAACTGTTTCAGACTGTTTGGTAAAGCTATTGTAGGATTGAATGTTACTATGTTATTAACATTTAGCGCCAAGCTTGTTAATCCTGAAGGTAATGCAATTGAAGGGTTAAATGTTACAATGTCGTTAGTTGATAAATTTAAACTTTTTAGGCTATTAGGTAATGAAAGGCTAGGGTTAAACGTTACGATTTGATTAGATTGTAAAGTTAAATTTTGTAAGCTATCAGGTAAAGCTATAGTGGGATTAAATGTTACAATTTGATTAACTGCTAGATTCAAACTAGTTAAACTGCTAGGTAATGCAATTGAAGGGTTAAATGTTACAATTTGGTTGGCTTGTAAAGTTAATGTTAATAAACCACTTGGTAAAGCTTCAATAGGATTAAATGTTACAATTTGATTTGCAGTTAGTAATAGTGTACTAAGAGTTGATATGCTTATAATATTAACAGTAGTTATGTTTCTACCATTCAAAAATAAATTTGTTGCGTCTGTATTAACTCTAAATCTTACTCTTCCTCCAACTAAAGAGAAATTAGTTATAGTTGCAAAAGTTGTTCCAGATTGTGTTAAGAAAAATGATTCCCAAGCACTCACTGTAGATAATGTCCCCCAATTTGTTGAAACAACATCAAAATTTATTGCAGGAGGTTGAACTGTCACTGTAACAACTGTTGTAATTGAAATACATCCATCAATTGTAGGTGTAATCGTATAAACGGCTGTTCCCGAAGTAATTCCATCATTAATTAATAAGTCAGTTATTGATGTTCCTGATCCGCTTGTTGCTCCTGTAACTCCACTTTGAACTACTGTCCATGTGAAAAGTGCTCCTGGATCTCCACTTAAAGTGATGTTTGTTGTTTGGCCACTATTTATGTTTTGAGAAGGCGGTGTTGCAACTACTGTAGCTTCACAATCACAATCTGCTGGTACTGTTGTTGAAAGTGTACAGGTCTGTGTATCTTCATCATAAATATAACCATCTGGGCACAAAGTCCCTGATAATGTTGTTTTTTCACATAACTCTGTTATTGGATTATATTCGTACCCTATCGGACAAGTTATCTCACTTTCTCCACAATCTGTGTAAAAACCAATATTCTTGTCAAATTTTAGACATGGATCAACTTTAGGTATATAGTCTTTTTTAGTTATAAATACGCGTCTGAATCGACTATCGTAACCCATAGATATACCAACTCCATTTATTGCATTATCTGTATCTAAATCGCTTATATTAGCTATTTGAGATTTTAGTATTTTAAATGGAAGATGTTCTTTAAACCAATTTCTCATTCCACTTGGTTTACCATTTATAAGACTTGATATCTCGTTCATTCCTTGACCACCACTTGGAATCTCAATAACTTGCCCTCTTTTAGCATCTACATGATAATGACCAAACTCACAGCTTACAGATTCTGAACTTCCTGTTCCTCCGAATCCAAGATCTGTTTCTGAATAGGTCATTGGTCTTCTTGCAAAAGCTGAAGATAAGTTTCTTGAATCAGCTCTTTTACCATCATCTACAGCCACATCAATAGCATTGAATAGAGAAGTTGCATTTTCTTGTCTAATTAGAATTTGCTCTCTTTCAATTGTGCGGAT